TATTTTTATTTTTTTAATTTTAATTATATTTTTAGTTGGTATAGTTGTATGTCCACCACCTTGTTTTACTTCTTTTTCATTTTCAAAATTAAAATCTGACATTAGTATTGTCACATTAGAATCTTGTTTCATTAACCATCCAACTGTACAACATATAGCAGTTGTAGATTTTTTAATATCATTAATATCAACCCACGAAGAATCAGAAGTAATATCTTCCCAGTATGCTAATACTAAATCATATGGAAATACTTTTTTACTAAGATCTGGAAGTTTTCTTTTTGACATTTTTTAACTTACCAGAATTTTCCATAGCATAAAAAACTGACTGGCCTTTCTTTTTGCCATATCGTTTTTCCATATCTTTTTTAATTTTTTTTCCTTTTTTATTTAGAGGCATGTTCAAATTTTACATTGCCTGCTACAGAGATTCTTTCTACATCAGAATTAAATGAAGCTACATAGTGTCTTAAGTTTGCAGGAAACATAAACATTACATTCTTCTCTGGAGTAAAAGATCTTTCAGCTATTGTATGTGGTCTTTCTTCACCATACAAAAAAGATAATCTACCTGGTGCAATACCTGTAGTATCCTGTTTTTCACCAATCATTTCTATTGGTGCATTTAAATGTAATGCAAATGAAACGTCAGCACCTGGATGTATATGTGGTGGATTGTGTTCTTTTGCTTTTTGAAAGTTAATCCATAAGCTAACTAACTTTCCTTTAACTGCAACATGAGAACCTAGTTGTCTATACCATCCATGTATCCATGAATCAATATAAGGTTGAAACTGTTTTTGATAATATTTTAAATTATCGTATTTAAATTCTTTTTCTATTTTTCCTGCTAAATGATTTCTATGAGATGTTCTTAATTCTCTTCCATCAGTTAAAAGTTTTTCGCATAGAGTCTCATCTACTTTCATCTTAGTTAGATAAGGCCCCCATAAAAAATAATTGTGTGTAGGTAATTCCATTTAATATCCGAATTTGTTATCTGCTGGTCTAAACTCTGGTGTAAACATTGGTTTAAACCTTTGAGCATATTTAGGATGCATAGGTCTACTCATACATCCATAACGTAGTGCATCGTATGCGTGATCTTCTGCATTCGTATCCACATCTTCGGGGTTTTTACTATCTGTTGGTAAAGTGCCTAATGTTCTAATTAAGTTTTTACAATTTTTAAAAATTCTAATACCAGGCTGTTTATCAACTATTGATAATCTTTTATGAATTTCTAACTTACCACTAATTCTACTTTTAGGTGATCTATCTGATTGTCTCCAACGACAACCTTGTTGTATCATTGTCTCTGCAATGCTTGGGCCTACATCACCTCTTTTAGCCCATGTACTTGAATCTAGTACTCCGTATTGAATATACTCACCAGATTCTAAATCAATTACTTGTCTTGCGAAAACATCCGCTGTAACTTTGGAAGTATATAGTTCTCTATAAATCCACAGATTGTTATCATAATCAACAGCAAACCATAGAACACAAGCAGGAGAGCTATAGCCCCAGTCAGCAGCACGAAACTTATACCAGCCTCTAGGAATCTCAAAAGGTTCGACAACGTGAGTAACTTTACTAAATTCTGGAAAAGCTGAATCTTCATATGCATCCCAATCTCCATCTAAAAATTGTTTACGCTGTACATCTGGTAAAGACGCAAGCATAGCGTAGTAATCATCTGTCTGCATCAAGTATGGGTTGTCTTGTAACTTAGCAGGTATAAATCTTCTTGTAATAGTTTTTGTACCTACTGGAGTATCAATCTTTATATCAAATGCAGTGTTAGGTTCTGCAGGATCTACAAACATTTCTTTAACCCACTGTGATCCGATGTTACCTGGATTACCTGTAGCTCTTAAATAAACAGGTATATCTTTATCAACAGATCTAAGGGATGATCTTAAAAAATTATATATGTCTGGCGAAGGATATTGTGGAAGTTCGTCTATTCCTATCCATGTGTACGATTGACCTTGGTAACGTAAAACGTCTGTCATGTTCTCTGCGTAACCAAACTCTATCTTTGCTCCCGATGGGAATCGCCACTCTTTTTCTTGCTCTCTCCATTTTGCTCCTGGATATGCTTTTGAGTAGAGTAGTTGAGATTTACTAATTAAATCTCTTAACTCAGGCATAGTTCTTCTAATTAGAAGTGCTCTATGATGAGGCTTAGAACAATAACGAAGTGGATCTACTAGCATGGCATAAGACTTGCCTCCACCTCTTGCTCCTCCGTAAAATACTTCTCTTTCTGAAGCTGCAAGAAATTCTGTCTGTGGGCCACCATTGGGCTTAAAGATAACGTCTTGCGATTTTACATGCTCTTGTACTGTCTTAGGAGCACTCTCGATTATGTCTTCCGTAAGTAGTTGTGTTTCTTTACCAGTAAGAGCTTTGTTAATAGTTAACAGTTTCTTTTTGGCATTTTCTGCAGCTATCTTTGCTGATCGCAAAGTTTGTTCTGCTTGTGCAACTTTCTTACGTTTGGTCGCTAGAATCTGTTTGACTGATCGTTTGGCTTTCTGTTTGCTTTTCCGCTTCGGTTTCGGAGGTTGTACCTCTGGTAACTCTTTTTCTAAGTCCGACATGTGATATGTATCTTCCTGTTTTTCTGTGTAGCCATTGAGCAGTCTCTCTGTATGAACAAGTTTTTAAATATTGTTTAGCTTGATCCAGAGCTTCTAATTCTGTTTTAACTGGTTCTATATAATCTTGATGTGTTTCAGATTGTTTAAAACCAAAAGGAATTTGTCTAGTTCTTTTTTTTATTCTTATTGGTTCCACTTTTTTTCTTCTTAGGTTTTTTCTTTGGGATTATAAATATATTAGCACCCATACCTGTTGTGGTATCCATCATCATAGACTTAGATGGTTTTACAATTTTTTTATTTTTTGATTTCATTAAACTATCTATTTCTTCCTAAAATTTTTTTCTCTAATCTTCTATAGATTGCATCTTGTCTTGTGTGATCAACCATATCTCCAGTCATAACTTCTTCCATTACAACTTGGTCTTCAAAAAGTTTTTGAAGTTTTTTTTCTCTAATTTTTCTTTGTTTAGATTTAGCAAGTTTAATATTCTTATCCCCAGTAGGTTTTTTACCTTGGGGATGTGTATTTGAATATTTTTTATTCTTTGGTATCATTTGTATTATTATCCTTAGCTGGTAATATAAATATTCCATGCATAGCTTTCATATTTATATCTAGTTGATCTTTCTTTACAATCCCCACTCTATCCAATATGTTAGTGGCAGCTGCTAGACGGACACTAGCGTGTGGAGTTGTGCCATCCTCGTCTAGCAAATCGGTGAGTCTGGTTGCTGCCTTAGCAGAATGTGTGGATAAGTGGTTCTCTGCTAATTCAGTTATTTCTTTTTTTAAATTTCTTACAACTTTAGGATAACTATGCTTTGAATATCCTGCTAACTCTGCTGCCCTTTTGGGATCGCCCTTTGCTTCCCCGAATAGGACATCTAGAAATTTCTCTTGCATGTCTGTTAAGTTTTTCTTTTGACTTGGAACTATAGAAGAATCCATTGTTTGCATTAATAATCTCCATAAACTCTTTGAACGGTAAATTAAATACTGAACTTTTCAAGTTTATTTTAGTTTTGCTTTTAAATCTGCTAAGTTTTTTTTAGAATAGTTCTTGCCAGCAGCTTTTCTTTTCTCCATGTAAGCTATTCTCTTCTGATAAGACTTTCTAGTCTCTGCATCTAGAGCTTTTCTAGGGTCTTTGATGCTACCTTTAGGTGCAACTCTTACTTTAGCTCTGTCTCTAGCTGTCATTGGAGTAACTGGGCCTTTTTTTGTCTTAGCAGTGTCTCTAGTATCAGCAGCTTTTCTATCCATTTTAGCTTTGAACATACTTTCAGCAGCATACATCTTCTTAGATGCAGCTGTATTTGCTTTACCTGATGCTTTAGACAATCTTTCTGCTTTTTTTCTAGGGCTTTCAAAGATATTTCTTAAGAACTTAGGAGTTCTTTTCTCTTTTTCAGCCTCACTTAGCATAGTTGTTCCGTATTTTTTTGCCATAATTATTTTAAAGTTGTTAATTGGTACCAATTTATGTAAATATAAACCAGTGATGACCCTGTATATATTGCTATATGCCGAACGTGTGTGTCCCTTTGATTTATATTTAGGTCTATTTATTATATTATAGCGTGATTAACAATTTTGTCAAGTACTTTTTTTAC